ATTTTAGTAAATTGCACTGTTTTAGCCTCTGGAACTTCATCAATTGCTTTTGCCATTCTCTTTATTGCTTTTGAAACTAAATCTATGGAAGAAACAGCACTTGGAGTTATTGAGGAAATAGAAGAAAATATACCAGCAACCGCTTCCAAATCTTTTGTTTTTATCAATGCAAGTGAGATAGCCAACGATCCAAACCCAACTGCTAAAGAAGTAAGACCAATAAGAGCCACTATAGACGCAGCACCAAAAGAAAGAAAACTAACAGCCAAAGTCCCAAAGAATGTAGCAATTTCAGCAAGTTTTTCAGTGTTCAATTTTTCCATTTGGGAAAACATTAAAGCCACACCAGAAGTAGCAAGAAAAATACTCCCACCTATCATTAACATAGCACCACCAAACGCTAACAAAGGACCACTAGCAAAAAACGCAGCTACTCCCATTCCGATCATAACCCCAGATAAAATAAGCAACGTACTACCAAAAGCTAACATCTCTTCCCCACTTAACCCCTTAAAGGATCCAACTAATTGTGCGACACCCAAAGCAGCAATTGAAATTCCAGTCCCTATCAACAGAACGGCAACACCAAACGCCATAATATTTTTTGCACTAGCTTTTGCTGCCATACCCGCTTTATCCATAGGTTTAATTAAATTTTTTATCGCTGATGCGGGGGATTTAACAACACCCACTAATGTTTTAAAAGACCAAATGAGAGGTTTAAGGAATAATTTTACCGCAAGAACTACCAATGGGAGAGCCACAACCAATTTTGTAAACCAACCATCCCAAGAATCATTTAATTTATTTATCCATGTAATCGCCATCTTTAAACCATTAATTACTGGCCTCATACTTATAGCAAATGTCTTTCCAAAAGCAGCAAATTGCTCACCCAAAGATATAGAATCTTGGACCAACTCATTCCACTTTTTTTGACTTAAAGCATTTGCTTTCATTGAATTTTTTCTTTTATCCATGTCAGTTGACAAAATTTGTCTCAAAGATGCTACATCCATTTTTAATGCACTGGAAATAGCTTTTTGTTTTGCAACAGACATTTCGGCAAAATTCTCGCCAGATGCTTTAATACCCTTCTGTAAAAGTTCTATTGCTTTATTTGGGTCTTCCAAAGCAGCTTTCATTAAATCAAATGAGTTAACAAATTGTGATCCCAAAATATTATTTAATTTAGAAGCAGCTTCTATAGCTCCCTGAAATGTGTCAAACCCTTCCACAAAGCCCAACAAGTTGTCCATTTCAACACCTGTCGCTTTTACAGTTGTGGACATTTCCTTAAATATTTCTACTGCTTTATCACCAAAAGCAGCCAATTTAGGTATAGCTTTGGAAAAATCCTCTGCCATTTTACCAGGACTCGTGCCTAGTTCTTTTGCGACACTAAAAATTTCTCTTTGAGTTTTAACTGCTTGTTGAGAACTCATTCCCAAAATTCTAGCACTTAGTTGTAAATTTCTAGCGAATAAATCATTATCAACCCCAAGTTGGTTAAATTGAGCCGATACTTCAATTAAACTCTTTTGTGTTGATTTACTCATTAAATTAAAATCAGCAAATCCCTCTCTCAAAGAAGCTATTGAATCCGCAGCCTTTTGTGTATCTATCGCAAATCTAGCATTTGTTTTAAAAATATCTACCGCAACATCGTCATACTCTCTTCCAGCGGCAGTCTGTCTCTTTAAAGCAGATAGTGCAGATTCTTGTTCATAAATCAAATAACTTGTGGCTTCTTGAATCTTATGAAGGCTTCCAACAAAAACATTCGCAGGAGTAATTAATTGTCCAAATCCTTTGGCCATATACTTTAATTTTTTCGCTATACTTCCTAAATCACCAGAAAAAATAACCCCCAATGGACTATTTTTTGCAGTATCCCTATCAAATCCTAATATTTTACTACCAATAGAATCAACAATAGAATCTAGTTGACCCATTAACTTTTTTTCAGCTTCGCGTTCTTTATTCTTATCTTTTAGTACTTGAAGATGTTTTTTGGCAATTTCATACTGCTCTTCCTGTTCCTCAGTAAGTTCTTTTCCATTCTTAAGAAGCTCTTTTGTAAGCTCGATTGTTTTCTGGGATAAGTTTTTTTTAGTTTCTACTCTTAGTTCTTCAAGCTCTAAAAGCCTCTCTTGCTTCCTTAAGGTTTCCTCTTCGGTTTTTACCTCTTTTTCTGTCTCTTTTGCAATAAGTTTTACTAATCTCAAACGCTCTTCGGTGCGATTGTTTACTTGTTTGGTGAGAAAATTTATTCTTTCTGCCCTAGTTCTAACAGATCTTTCTTCAGCATCCATCTGGGCGTCTATTGGGTCTTTCTTTTTTGAAGCCATTGAGCGCAAAACTCCTATTATTCTTCTAAGAATAAATAGTTTTGATAATTATTTTTATAAGGATATATTATTTGAAAGGATATTTGATACCGGTTGCTCTTTCGAAACTACCTATAGCTTTTTTCAGTTTATATCTATCCCTAACAACTTCAGGACGGTCTAAACCATATTTCTTATATGCTTCCACATATTTTTTTTCTTTTCCTAGAACATTTACAAAAGACTCCACTTCTCTCTTATTTCCTTTAATAGAAACAGGGATATTATTATGACCAAACATTCTCCCTAAGATTGTTTCTATCCAAGATCCAAACATCCTAACAAAAGACTCATTTAATTGTTTTTTCTTTAAAGCATTAAGATCTATGACAATTGGTATTATTTCTTTTTCCATAATAGTAAATAGTAATTTTTTTTTAATTTACCTTGACTTTCGAAAATTAATTTGATAATTTAGAAATATGGAAACTAAAAAAGACATATTTGATTACGATACCGAGAGAGTAATTTTAACCAATGAGGAAATAAAAATTATGTTCTTAAACTCATTTCCCACAACTCTATTTACCGACCCTTTTTGTGATCCTGAAATTCCTTTATATATAAATAACCAAGAGTTTAAAGGTATAGTTCCAAACGAAGAAATTTTAGAATTAGGTGACGACGACATAGAACTTCTAGAAAGAATAGATGATGATAACTTTCATAATGAATTTGAACTCCATTATGAAACAATTAAGGATAACACACGAAAAAGAACAAAAGCTTTTCAAAGCAAAATTTTCAAAAAAATAAAAAATGAGATATTCGGAAAATAAAAGTCATTTCGTTTTTGAAGATTTCTCGTAAGCTTCTTTCTCTTGTTTTAATTGTTTCGCCAATAGTTCGGCAAAATAATTTCTAATCGGAATGGGAAGATTATAAACCTCCATGAAACTCCAACCACCATAATATTTCATGTAGAAAATCTGTTTATAAACTTCCCTTTTATAATGCTCAGTCAAACCAAAACAAAACCGGTGTAACCGGTACAATCACCTCACTTTCTTGTTCACATTCGAAACAATACATAGTTTGTTTCATGTCGATTTTTGGCAGAGCATCATAATATTTAGTTTTTAAAAATCTAGAATCTCCTGCTGGCAGAGTTGCTAAAAATTTATTTATTGTGCTTGGTTCATCCCACTTATTAACACCATCCGAAATAGATACAACTAAGGATCTCATCTCCTCAACAACATTATTTACTTTTAGTTTTTGAGATTTCAACATTCTTATTCTATCGGCAAGCCTTTGTTCATCCTTCCCAGTCAAAAGCTTACACTCTACAGTTTTCTTCGTTCTTGGTAATTCTATTGTGATGATACCACTATCACCGAGCCTCTCTCCACCATAAAATGGCTTTAGAGCACCCAAATTAAATTCATACTTCGCTGCATCTTCGCAATTAGGGCAGAGTACTTTCACTTCATAATTAGGCCCATAAGATGAAATTCTTGCATGTATCAAAATAGCATTTTTATCACTAATAAATAAAGAATCAATCGATATTTTTTTATCCACTATCATAGATTTTAATAGCCTATCAAAAACAATTCCTTTTTTAATGTATGACTTATTATTTATTATATCCTCTTCCGCAGAGGTCATACAACGTACCTCTATCTCTTCTTTTTGATATAATGGGTGCTCTTGTGGGTAGAACCTCCCCTTTGAAGGAAGTTCTACAAACTCTGTGGGGGTTAAAAATTGTAGTTCTGCTTTTTGACTTTCTGGAATTTCGTCGTTGTTTGAAACTAGATGAGAAGAACCTAATCTTTCTTCATTGTTTCTCATAAATCACCTGCTTTCTTTATTTTATAAATTCCCAGTACTATTCGCTGATTCTATCTCTGCATAATCAAATTGTATTTCTAAAGATGTTACTAGAAAATCGGCACTAGAATAATCCAACTCTCCATAACCAGCATCAGAAATCCAAGCATTTACCAAAGTCCATCTTTCCATCACTTCACCGTCAATACCAAGCTGTTCTATTGCTATATCTCCCAAAGAACTAACAGAACCAGCTTTAGAGATAGTTGCTAAATCATTACCATCTACTGGATAATGATAGCCAGATAAACTCAGAATCTCCATAATAGTCGCTGCTACATCAGGATTACCAGGATCCACAAGTTCAATTGTGATAGGATCCCATTTTAATCCTGCTGGATATTTAAAAGTATGGTTTAAATATTGATGTTCAGAAACATCAACTGTGAATTTCGGTTTATTTGTTTTTTTAATATACCAATGAGCTATTCCATTAATTCTAACTACGAATTTATGTGCTCGTTTTGGTTCTAAATTAGGATCTGACCAAAAAAGCTGTGCTGTCATCTATATTTTCTCCTGTTAACACCTTAGTACATAACTAAATAGTGTTTTCACAAATTTTTAATCAACAAAACCAACTCCACTATCCGTAATAACGAAATCTATTGCAAAAAACTCAATAGCCCTAGCTGGCTTTAACATAATTCTAGAATATACAACATTTCTGTCTATTAAATCTGGAGTTGTTGTAGTTTTGTCTAGTATCAATTTATAATCAGACAAACCAAATCTTGTTTTAACACCTCTCAAGAGTGGTTCAGCCCTAGATTTAAATCTTGCCCACGTAGCTTCAACATTTTGCTCAAAAAGAATAGTGCTAGCAATCCTGGAAATCTCTCTTTTAAGATAAATCATCAACCTTCGTACATTTATTCTATCTAAAGCAGATTGAGTTACTTGTAATGTTTTTTGACCATAAATCACTATTCCATTAGAAGGAAATGATGCAATCGGATTAATATTTGCTTCATAGAGTTTTTCTCTTTGTTTTGAAGTCAACTTTTCTTTAACACCGATAACAGGTATACCAGCAGAACCTTCCGTTAAGCCACCACGATTAAATCCAGCAGGAGCAAACCAAACCTCTGTCTTGGATTCTGAGCTTCCCATAACACCCAACGCTGCTACAGAAGGAGGACACCATAAAGTTCCACCAGCGATGGTATCACCTACTTGTACCCATGGATAATAGGAGCAGCCATAACTTGTGTTTAACCCTCTATCTCTCAGATTATTAATTGTAGTATCAACACTACCACGATTACTTGAATTAGAATCACCTAGAGTATTTTCCGTACCAGGAATAAACCCACCAGGCAAATCTATGATCGCCAATGAATCACCCCTATTCTCACAAATAGATAATAGGTGAGAAGTTAAAGCCTCATTGGTAATACCAGGAGCTACCATTATATTACTTTCAACCACCTCTGGATCTGAAACACAATCCATGGCTCGTTTAACGCTATTATAGGCATATCTATTCAACTCTGTATTTCCATCAAGATCTGTATTATTAAAAGGTTCTTTTTCTGTAATATCTAGGCCATCGAACCCTCCAAACATTGGAGAAGTAAATCTGTTAAATCCATAATCCAGCAAAGTTCTGTAATTGTTAGAACCAGTGGCAGAAACCGATGTTCCAGCAGCCCTTGAACCAGATTCATAAACCATATGATTGTTGCTTGAAGCACTCAAATCGTCCATTGCGAAAATCCAAGCATATTCTGTTTCTCCAGCAGATGCAGCAAAAGAATCAAAGCCAGAAGCTAAAGGAAAAGTTATATCAGAATAACCAGGATCTGTCCTAATACTTGTGTTTGAAATAGCTGAGTCTAGGCCAAAATAAGCATCTTTTGGATTTGCCAAATTCCCAACAGAACTAGAAATTCTTAATTGAAAAGTAGGAAATTCAAAAGCTCCAGAAAAAGCAACTCTTCCAGTGTTTAAGAAAATTGTAGAATTTGCAGCAGACCTAACAATATCGTTATCACCTTTCACAAAACCCTTTGTAAAAGCAGAACCACCAGGAGCTGTTCCTAAAGTATGAATGTTTGCAGAACCACTATAAATAGTAACTCCTTTAGCTCTAACTGGTCCATAAACACCAAAAGGTAGAAATTCTGGATTTGTAGAACCTGCATCAACATCAGAATTTACTTCAACTCGTATAAACCTTGATTTATTTTCAAAATTACCATATTCTATATAACGACGTTCGTTGTCAGACCAAGTTGAATATTTATCACCTACCTTGTATGCTATATAATTTTTAGATTGCGGATTTAAATTACAAGCACTAAATCTTTCCAAAACTTCCGGTGCATTATCACTATCTTTTGCTCGCCTTACCACAATCGAGAATAAGCCATAAGGATTATCAGTATTGGTGGAAATCTTAATATCTTCAATAGAAATTTTAATATTTTTCTGTGTCCATTCGCCAGTATTCAAACAGTGAAATTTAAACAGCTTAGTCATATTCTCTGGTTGATATGAGTTAACACTTGATAAAACAACTTGCAAATCTTGACTAAAAAACCATCCCGTTCTAGCAGCTTGTGAATCCATTCTAAAATCCGAACCTTCTTTAGCAGAAGAATCACCTTTTAACCCTAAAATAACTCCATGAACTTGACCAGTAGCAGTATTGGTAACATACTTATCCACTTCTCTTTCAAATGTTTGCCCTAACCAATAAGAAGCTGTATTTGCTCCCAATGATATACTAGTATTTGTTAGTGTTGGATTTGTATTAAAAACTTTACGAATATATTTTTTACTATTCTTGTTAAAATTAAATGTAGTTGTTTTCTCCACGGCAGAATTTTTATTTCGGACAATCATTCTAAATTCTTTATCTGTTCCAATAGATTCTACTAAAACAGCAGAACCAGAAATTGTTTGAGTTTCTGCTTCCGTTCCATAGGGCATCGTCCCAGTCAAAACAAGACTACCTTGATTTACATACCAAATGGCAGCCAAAGTACCAGTAGCAGGGGTAGAATCTACTGACACAAGCCCACCCGCAGAAGCAGAAATAGGCGCATGTGAAGAAGAATTTATCAAAAACAAACCGTATGCACCACCATTCGTATCTAATATACCTAAGCTTGTAGCGTTACCAAAAGAATCTTTGGTTTCCCAACCAGCTTCCCCAGCAGAGGAGGCATCAGAATGAGAATATCCAAGAAGCCTAACGTAAGTTATCGGAGTATTATTTCTTAACCATGCTTGAGCAGCATATGTACCATAAAGAGGTGCCAAGTGATTGCCATCTCTCCAAACATCGCTACCATAACCCCCAGCTTCGGGATTACCAAAAGTCTCAATAAATTCTGACATTGAATCGACTTTAACTGGTCGCATACCTGGACCTCTAGCAGCTCTTCCGAAAATAACTGGTCCTACCCTATCCGCTGTTTTAGGTATTTGACTATTATCTATCTCATTTACAAAAACTCCAGGTGCTACAAATTTATATTTTTTTACGGCTTCGTTAGGCATTTATGATTTCTCCTGTATTTAAACACAAAAATTCTTATACTATAAATAGTATCTAAAAAAGCAAAACTTAAATAAATGCAACCTTATTTATTTTTTCACGCCTTTAGTATTCTGTATTCCGATATATGGCTGGTCTTTAGAGTATTCTAATTTGTCGTCCAAAATAATTCTTTCTTTAGGCATTTTATATTCAACAGCGTTTTCTCTAACAACAATTTTTGGAGATTCTTGATTTTTACCTTTCCCTATTAAATACCCCAACACTTTTATCTTCATCTCTGTTTTAAAATTTCTTTCTTCAGTTCTCATATTCGAAGTATTGGATAAGTTTTCATAATTTTCATCAACAAATGCTTCATATCTATGATTATTTCTAACCATTAGAAAATAATTCGCCCCCCCAGTATGTGTCAACATCGGTTGTAAAATCTCATTCATTTGCTCTTGATGTTGTGTTTTAATATGAACCGTATAAGATAGTTCAATATAAACTGGTATTGGTATAGAAATTGTTTCATAAACAACTTTTTGACTTTTTCTGGGGAAATTTAATTGTCCAAATATTCTTTTATTTTCAGCATTTATAAATTCAGAAGTCTTTTTTTGTTGTATTCTTCTAGCTATTACAGCAACTCCTCTTTTTCTATCATTTGTTGGATCTATACTTGCATAGAAAGTACCTTTTTTACTCATATCTTTAACGAAACCAGTTCTTTCGAGAGTTATAACTGGAAGAATGATTGTCCCATGCTTATCTCTTCTATCTCTATATTTTTTAGCGATAAAGGCTCTTTCAGAAGAATCCCAAAAAATAGGCACTTCTTTAAATTCTCCAGAAGTTGACGAAAATATTTTCAATTCTTTTAACAACCAATCATAGAGAGCTTGATCTATATCCTCTATCTTTGATTCATAAAATGGTATTTCTTTTACCTTAGTAATCATTCTTCATTACCCTCTAGGTCAAAATATGAAATTCTTGATTGAACGCAAGAAGCTTCAATCTCTATTCTATTATCATTATCTCCCCACAGTTCTTTAGGCTCATTTATTTCTACAATTTCATAGAAAACGTCACTATATAAAACGATATCTCCCTCTGACACGGATAAATTTTGATCCTCTGTTAATCTTCTTTTGTGGAAGTGAACTAAAATCTTTCTAAGTCTATCTATACCGAAAGAATCTACCGTTGTTTCATAACCTTGCCAAGTTACACTACAATCAACATGAACAGGAGGATAGAAAGTCTTTTGTAATGACTCACCATAAAAATTATAATTACTATTTTCAATATCCAGAGGATAATAGAGTATTTGCTGAGGTGTGATCCTTTCCATAATCTCTGAGGTGATTTGTTTAACTAAATCTTTCTCTTTCTTGCCAGTAAAGAGAGGTTTTGGTGGATTTGTTAACCTATTCCATTTTTGATCTTCAGACATTTTTTAACCCTTAAAACACATAAATACAGTTAGGAAAGTTTCTGTTCGCTTCACGAGCATTGTTAGCCATTTTAAGCTCTTTATCAGATAGTTTTTCATATGTTGTATCTTCCAATACTTTCTCTAATTCTTCTTTTAGTTTATCTTTTTCTTCCTTGGCTTGCGATAAAAGTTCAGCATGATTCATTGTAATATCTACTCCACCAGGAATTGGGATAGATAAAAATTTTCCTCTAATGTTTCCTAATATCTCTTTACTTAAAGCCAAACAATATCTTCTGATCCATGTTTTTCCTATCGAATTTATAGAGTTGAAAGGTAGTTGAGAAAAAGGTAAAGTATTTAAATTATTTACCCCATCCACACCTGTTCGAACTCCAGTTTCTTCCTCGGTTGGATCAAAATCATCAATATAAAATTCAAACCAAAATTTTGAAGGACACAAAGAACGCGAAGTTGGTCTTGGAAAAATTCTTAATTTATTATTTTTGATTTCATAGCCAAAATGCGAAGCTCTTGTATAAATAGCATCTTGATATTGTCTCGCAACCGCTTTATGTTCCCATACTGGGATCAATTCATATGTTGTTTGGTCTGAATATTGGGAATAATTATAAGCATTGTAATTCGACATATTTCCATAAGTATTTAAATAACCATAAATCCCAAAAAATCTCCAATTAGCAAAAGCAGTCTTATAATATACTTTACTCACCGTTACTTTTTTATTCCCAATACTACCAGAAAAACTAGAACTCATTAAAACACTTTGTAAATCATAATCTTGCTGACCAACTATTATATTAAAACTAGAGCTATAAATATTTCTAGAACCACCAACCCCAGTAGTAGTAGCGATATGATCAGAAACTTGTTTGGTCATTCTAAATGAAAATCTAGGATATCTTAATTCAGCATGAGAACCAGATAAACTTCCGGTATTTATAATTCCATCTTGATCAAAACTACCTGTAGAACTTCCCAATAGTGAATTTAAAGAATTTTTAGCCTGATATAAATTCACTATATAATTATATTCTAAAACAGCCTCCTCGTAAGCACTATAAACATTGGAAACTGTTAGTTCTATATCAAGAACATCTCCTCCTAATTTTCTATATACATAGCTAACCTGTTCTACCGATCCTGAAACAAATTCTTTTGAATATAAATCTGAAGATGGATCTGAATAAATTTTAAACGGACAAGCACTATTAACATCACTCGAACTTCCAGTAGATGGTAGAACTACAAAAGATGTAATACTTTTGGGTGTTAAAACAGGAACCGACATAAAAGTTCCTCCTATATTTAATTCTCTTATATATAAATATGATCTCGAAAGGTAATATGTTAATAAAACTTAATTTATTTTAAGAATTTAAGAAATAAGCTCCCCTATAGGAAGAGGAGCTTGAGGGAAAAATGTTATTTATTCATACCAAGATCTTCAACAACGATTAATGAGTAAAAATCAGGACGAACCATCTTTTTCGCATAACGAGTCATAATCATCTTACGAGGTACGAAATCTTCAGTTCCGAAAATTGTTGGAGAAGTTTGAAAAGGAACATAAGGAGCATAAACATATCCAGATTCTAAGAAAGAAGAACCTTTTCTTCCAAGAAGAATGAGATTCTTTCTAAAAAGAGGATCTACAAATACATCCCATTTTCTACTAATAGAACCAATTTTCTTAGTCCCACTAGAACCCTTTTCACCATCAATCTGAATATCTGACTGCCATCCAGAAGTAGATTCTAACAC